CTGCAGCAGTAGCGCCGGTAGCCTGATAAGCGGCTCTCCATGTGCCTACGCCGTTCAGCACGAAAGCATGGACATCGTCCACGATATCGGCTGCAGAAGCGGCAAGGCCGTTGATTCCGCCGACGTTGGTGGGCTTTGCGATATGGCCGGTAGACAGGAGCTGTCTGGTCTCCATGATCATTCTGCCGGTTCTCATAAATTCATCTGCTTTGCTCTCTGTTTCGGGAGTAGCTACGGGGATGCTATTGTTGGTCTCAAGTGCCATTTTCGCACGTACCTCCATCTCTTCACGATTGAGTGTTTCGGCTTCGGTTGTGATTTCCGCAAGCCTTGTTTCAGTTACGTCAGCGGATTCTGCTTCGGTGGCCAGTTCCGCGCGTTTCGCCTCGATCTCTTTGAGGCGTTCCATGTGTTCGGTCATGTCAGACCTCCTTATGATATTTGTTGATGGCCGCAAGCGCTTTTGCCCTTGCTTCCTGTATCGCAATGCTCTTAAGTCTCTCCGCTTCAAACTCTGCGATCACTCCGTCGCACCAGTTCCGAGCACTGATTTCTGTTCCATCGTTTGCGGGAAGGGATACCGCAGAAACATCGTACAGCTTGCGGTTCTTTGTGATTGTCCGCAGGATGTCCGCTGTTCCGTCTTCCTTGTTTTCGGTGATTTCCCGCTTATCTTCATCGACTGTAAAGCCGAATGACATCTTGGTGATATACCCGCCCCGGATTTCATCGTAAAGCTGTTTGCCGGCCTCTGTACCGCCTAAATCAGCCACGATAAACAGGCCGTGGTCATCTGCCTTTAACTCCAGCGTACCGTTGCTCTGACGGGCAAACACGCGCCCCTGATGGTCAAACTGCATGATGACATCAGACATGTCGCACTCATCAAAAGCATGCGGGTCAATCTGTTCTCTCAGGGTATAGCCGTCAAAAGACAACAGTTCGTAAGGTTCATTAAAGGTGCAGGCATAGCCTTCGACCTTGTAGGACGGTTCCGGGTTCTCTTCCTCTGCCTTGGCCCTGACTTCCATCCGCCTATACTCGCGGCCTGCGTCAATCTTCTGCAGGATCTTGTCCATTTTCTTCTGTTCCATCTTGTGTTCCTCCGTCCTCTCCGACCTGATACTTGCTCATGTCGGTTGACTTGATATAGTTAAGCGATACATAGGCCACATCTCCGTCATCTGTCGGAGGATATCCTAACAGCTCCAGATACTGGTTCTTTGTCAGCAGGCCAATTTCTTTGGTGTTCTCAATCAGCTTTAATTTGGTCTCCCAACTTGCGCCGGTCGCAGCGCCTGACGTTACGATGATAGCATTGCCAAAATCCTGTTCGCGCTTGGTGAACAGGGCCTTTGTAAAAGCCTCGCCCATCTCTTCCCAGAACGGCTCCACGATGCTGTCAAAGTAGTTCATCATGGTCTGTTCGGGAGCGGTGTTATTAACGACCTCTTCCGGGGTCCGCCAGAACGTATAAAGCCGTTTTTCCAGCTCTTTCATCTGGTCCGCATCTGCCGCCCATGTGGCTACGTTAAGCGGTGTATAGGCCTCTGTGGCGTCAAGGGCAACTATTCCGCCGGTCCCTTCCGCCTCTTTGATGCGCTTTGCAAAATCCTTCTGGGCCTGCTCTGCGGACTTAGTTGCCAACATGGCGTTCTTCTGGGTGAACAACCCATGAACCTTATTAGAGACCGCCATGGCCTGCTGTAAGGATGTATACATGTTCTGCATCATTTCCAGAGAGCCGTCTAACGCGCCATTGCTCTGACTGGCATACGCACTGCCGTCATACTTCCGCCTCAGAACCACCAAATCGCGCATGTCCACGATGACCTGCGCACCTTCCGGCGTCCGAAGCGCAACAGCGTAGCCGGTACCATTTAAGAGCTTGCGAATCTCAAACTGCAGGTACACAAGGGGCCAGATTTCCACCGGCCTCATGCGGTCATCCCACCGGATCCATGCAAATGCCGTGTTCGTCACCTGCGCCTGCCATGCCATAGCGTATTTAAATTCCTGCGCTGTCATGACGGGGTTAGGACGGGCAAAAAGCTTGCTGTATTCCGACTTGCGCTTTATCTCGCTGATTCTGCCGTTATCGTCCTTGATGACATGCAAGACCTGACCTCTGGCAATGTGTGTCGCATTGGTATCAATCGTTGCTACGCATGTAGCGTCCTTTTTCAGGTCTGCATTTACGACAGCGGACCGGGTGCCGTACCCTGCCAGATATCCCGTTTTCTCGCCTCTCAGGCTGTTAATGAAATTAGATAAAAATCCCATTTCTCTCACCTCAAATACGGGATAAACTCTTCACTGTGATTCTGCAATCCCGTCCACGCATTCAAAAGACTGACCATGCCGTCAATCCTTCGATTACTTGCCGTTTTGACCGGCTGTATTGATTCAATGCCCTCTTTGTTGAGGGACTTCTTTGCTGTATTTAAAAGGCACCATCTGAGCATCGGATTGTTCTGGTAGATGATGCGGTGTTCCTCAAAAGCACCCTTCATGAGCTTCATGGGATACGTCCATGTGAACGGCCCTTGCCGGATTTTCTCCATGTTGAATCCGTACTCTACCATCTGCGGCGCCCAATAGCCGGACAGGGCCGCGTCGTAGCAAATCCATAACGGCCTTATATCATGTTCCTTGACCATCATGACGAACCAGTCAGAAACATCGTTATAATCAACCGTAGCGCCCTCACAGATTTTGAGCCAGCCACGTTCGGCCCATAACCTATAAGGCGCTTCTTTGTCGGACCGGTGCTTTAAATCTTCGGGGGCAAGTTTACTTTCCGGGATGAAATACTTCTGTAGGACGTAGTAGTTATCATCCCCCGGCTTCATGATCAGTAAGGTGGCACAGGTCAAATCCGTAGTTGCCGATAAGTCGCATCCGCCAATGGCATAAGAATGTTCCAGAAAATCCATCGGAACGGTCTGCGTGTTAACGGCCTCTTCGTAGGTCAGCCAGCCTTCATTACTGTTCTCCGGCATGTTGAAATCTTTGGTCAGCACCGTCGGCAGAAATTCCGGGTCACGCTTCGCCCTCTCAACATGCTCTTCAAGTGTCTTTAGGCTCTTGATTTTTCCCAGTCCCGGATTCGCTTTCTCCCAACAGGCCGGGTCCGTCCATTCGTCACGGCTGTCCAGCTCATAAAGCAACGGCAGAAGGCGGTAATCATGATAGCCATCTTCCCACAGCGCTACCCGTGACGCATAGTCATATCTGGCGTCAAAAAAAGCCTCCCGCAGGAAGCCGTTGGTGCTTATCATCCAGTATATAGGCTGTTCACGTTCTGCCTGAGACTGCACCAGAACGTCATACAGCTTGCTGTCCTTCTGGGCGTGGATTTCATCCTGGCACACAAAGGAAGCGTTAAGACCGTCAAGGTTATCGGTCTTTGCCGCCAGCTTCTTAATCTTTCCGAAGTTGAGCGAACAATAGATATCCGTCTGGCGCTTTCTCTCCATGCTCCGAAGCGCGGGAGATTGCGACCGCATGTTCACGGCCTCAGAAAAGACCTGGTCAGCCTGATCACGGCTGTTCGCGGCGCAGTATATCTCCGGGCCGTTCTCTTTATCATTCAGGAGCATATCATGCAAGACAGCCGCCGTTTCCGTAGACTTCCCGCATTTCCGCCCTCGCATGTCGAATATTTCCCGGATACGTCTGTGGCCGGTCTCTTTTTCTTTCCAGCCAAACACCAACTGCATTTTAGCAAGTTGGAACAGATCGAACCTGATAAACTGCTTTCCTGCTTTGCCCTTTGACTGCCGGCAGAACTTCTGCATGAAATCAATATGCCTCTGACCGGCCGCCTCGTCAAAATAATACGGAAAATTCGCCGGCGGGTCATCCATCCATCCGCATTCCCTCTCATATACCGCCCTGATTTTTGCGGATGCGGGTATCTTGCCGCTTCGGATCTGCGCCAGATATTCCTTCGGCCAGTTCACTGATTGATAAATTCCATCAATTCGGCGGCGGCGGCTTTTTCGTCCTCAGAGGGCAGGAGACCGGCAAGCTGTGAGATAAGTTTCTGGTAGGTTGCTGTGTACTTCGTGCGGATTTCTGCAGCTACACTTTTCTTGATTCCCCACTGGTTTTCGCCGTTCTGGTAATACTCAGCAATTCCGTCCCGCTCATACAGCAGATTGCACTCATGGATAGCGCAGGCGTAGGAAGCGGCGTCATCGATCAGATTCGTGTACAGCTTCATGGTCTCCGGGGGAACATCCGCCAGGGCGGACTTGATGCCACGCTTATTCTTCGCTATTAACTTGATTCTCTCGTCTTTTGTGAGGACTTGCTCGAATCTCTGCATATCTGCTCCGTTTTCAGAAAACTACACGGGTCTTTGAATTTTTTCAGTCGATTTTTCCTGAGAGCCCGCACCGGTCCCCGGTGGTT